GAGTCACCCCACAAACGTGCGCCCCCGATAACTCAGAAGCCTTTGCCGGACAGCATTCTGAGCGCAGTTCCAGTTTTTATTTGGCGGACGAAGCGAGCAATGTGCCCGATGTGATTTTCGAGGTGCAAGAAGGCGGACTCGCGAAAGGGGAGGCGCATCAATTTTTATTTGGCAACCCCACCAGGCGACAAGGCGCGTTCTACGAGGCGGTCTTTGGCGACCGCCGCCATCGCTACAAATCGTGGGTGATTGATGTCCGGACCGTTGAAGGCCACAACGCGGAGTGGGTCAAGGAGATTGGCGATGACTACGGAGTGGACAGTGACGTATTCCGCGTCCGCGTGGAGGGCCAGCCACCCAAGGCTGGCGATGTCCAGTTCATCGACAGCGACCGCGTGGCCGAGGCGCAGGCCAGAGCCTGTGCCGTCCTGTCCGATGAACCCCTCATCGCCGGCTGCGACCTCGCGTGGGGCGGGTCCGACTTCAACGTCGTGCGGTTCCGCCGAGGGATGGACGCGCGCACGGTGCCGCCGGTGCGGATTCCTGGGTCGATGACCCGTGACCCCGCGATTTTGATTACGCGCTTGTCCGATGTCCTCAGCACGAATTACCACGGGCACCGCGTGGCAATGCTGTTCCTCGATAGCGCCGGTATTGCGGGACCGATTGCGGCGCGGTTGCGGGAGTTAGGGCACCGGAACATTCAGGAAATCAATTTCGGCGCGGATTCGCCCGATCCGGCGAAAACGCGGTATTACCGCGACTTCATGTGGGACAAGATGAAGGCGTGGCTGTTGACAGCGGCGATAGCATCAGACCGCTGGCTCGTGCAAGACCTCCAGCAGCCCGGCATCCGACATGACCCGAAACAACGCATCTGGCTTGAGTCAAAGGCTGATATCAAACGGCGCGGCGGGCATTCTCCTGATGATGGTGATGCACTGGCTCTGACGTTTGCGGCGCCCGTTCATGCGCCGAAGGTCTTGCGGTTGGTGCCGACACCGTTCATTACGGCGGATTCGCCTTTGAGTTGGATGTCCTGAAGGAGACGCGATGCGCCGGAAGCACATGGAAGGGTGGCTGAGCACGGACGGGGACTGCTCGTTCTGTGGTGAGAAGAATTGGAATGGCGAGTGGCACGGCCCCGGCGGGCGCGTGCTGTGTTGCCGCGCCTGCGCGCTGCGAATCCTGCCCGCCTTGCTGGCGGACACGATCTTTGCCCAGGCCCTGGCCTTCCACATGTATCGCAGTATGCTCCGCGAGTTCATCGGCCGGTTCTGGGAGGCGCTGTGCCTCAACGCCACCCTCGCCCACCAGCGCCCTGACTCGGTCGTGCCGCACCGCGAACCCGTCATGCCGGAGAAACCGTTCTGATGAGCGTCGCTGACGATCCCGTGCTCGCCTTGGCGAACGACATCGAAGCCGTGCGCCGAGCGGTCGCGCTACTCACACGCGCCGCGCATGTCCCCGAGGACGACGAACGCCGCATCTTCAATCTGTTAGGGCTGGACCCGGATGCCCACGACGACGAGGACGTATGAGCCTGTCCGATGATGTCGCGGCGCTGATTGTCGAGTCGCTCGCCGCGCATACGCGTATGCTGCAAGCCAGTAATGCCCGCGCCGAACTCGGCATCATCCGCAACGCCCGCGAAGCCCTCGCCGCGCTCCGTGCCGCCCTCGTCCTGGACCCGACCCGCGCCCTGCCGATCTGGCGCGGCGTGCCGCCCCGCGATATTCGCGCGCTGAGCAACGTGATGATTCTGTTTTACGAACAACTCGACGCCGAAGGCGTTGCCGAGGGCATCTAAGTGGCGATTCGGACCCCCCGTCGCGGCTCGATCACCCGCGCCTATGCCTCCAGTTCCCCGTTCATGCAACTGGCGCGCACGCGCTACACCACGGCGTGCGAGTTCGATGACGCCCAAGACAAGCGCGAAATCGAAGATCTCAAGTTCTACAACGACGACCAGTGGCCCGAGGATGTCCGCACCCTCCGCTTAGGCCGCATTGCCGAGGGCGGCGTCCCGGCCGTGCCCGCCCGCCCCTGCCTCACCATCAACAAGGTCAAGGCACCGGTGCTGCGGGTCATGAACCAGGAACGCATGAGCGACCTGGGGATTCAGATTGTCCCGGCCGACGATTTCGAGGCGCTCACCGGTCCCATTAGCGACAAGGAAATCGAACTGCGCGAGGGGCTCGTGCGCCGCATCCAGCGGCAGAGCGAAGCGCAGGACGCGCGGTCGTGGGCGTTCCAGCGGGCGGCGATTGCCGGACGCGGCTACTACCGGGTGCTGACCCGCTACATGCCCGGCAAGACGATGCAGCAGGAGGTCGTCACCGCCCGCATCTTCAACCAGGGCGCGGTCAAACTCGACCCGACCCACGAGCAGCCGGACGGCAGCGATGCCGACTGGGGCTTCATCGGCGCGTGGATGCCGTGGGAACGGTATCTGGCGACCTATCCGAGGGTACAGAACGACGCCGGCAAGACGGTCAACAACCCGCTCAAGGGCTACGACAGCGACCACGATTTCCTCTCGCTGACGACGCAGTATCCGCAGTGGTTCCGCTCGACCCGAGGCCCGAACGGCGAGCAACTCAAAGCCATCTACATCACCGAATACATCTACTGCGAATACGAGACGCGCACCCTGCTCGAATTGCCCACCGGCGAGACGGTCTACGAGGACGAAGTCGAAGAGAGCGCCGCCGCGATGGCGGTCGATGAGCGCGAGGTGGTCGAGCGGAAGTTCACGCATTGCGTGATCGACGGCCTGCACATCCTCGAAGAGACGGAATGGCCGATTCCCTATACCGGCATCGTGAAAGTGGTGGGCGAAGAGGTCCAGCCGTACGACAACGAGCGCCGCGTCGTCGGGATGGTGCGGTCGTCCCGGGATTCGCAGTACGGCTTCAACGCGATGGTGTCGAAAATGGTCGAAGTCGTCGCCTTTGCGCCGATTCCGACCATGATGCTGGCCGAAGGGCAGGACGAAGGGTTCCAGCAGGAATACGCCGCCGCGATGACCCGCACCCTGCCGGTCCTGCACTACAAGCAGACCGATTTGAACGGGAATCCCGCGCCGCCGCCGTTTGCCCCGCCCCGCAACTCCCCGATTGAGCCGGTCGGGTTCGCGCTCCAGATGTTTTCCGAGGCGATTCAGGACACCACCGCCACCCACGACAGCGCCCTCGGGAAATCCGAGAAAAACGTCACGTCCGCGAAGCACGCCAAGCTCCTGACCGACGAAACCGGGATGTCCACGTCGGGGATGCTCGACAACCTGACGCGCAGCGTGCGCTACGAGGGGCTGCTCATCAATGCGCTGCTGTGGCACGTCTACGGGCGGAAACCGGGACGGCTCGCGCACCTGATTACCGGCGACAACGAGGCGAAGTCGGTGCTCGTCGGCCAACCCTTCACGATGGCCGCGCAAGGGCGCCCGATGCCCGTGCAGCCGGGGATGCCACCGCCAGGGCCGGGCGGTCAGTTGCCAATGGGTCCGGTTCCAGCCTCCGTTGGACCGGGGGGCGCCCGCTTGGCACTGGCCCCCGGCCAAGGCGGTCCGCCACCGCCGCCGGTGCAGCAGTACGAACTCACCGAACATGCGCGTTTCAACGTCGCCATCAAGGTGACGCGCACGTTCGACACCCGCCGCGAGCAAGAGCACGAAATGGTCGGGAAAGTCATCGGGGCCGACCCGAATCTCATGCAGGTCATTGGCGACCTGTTCTTCAAGTCGATGGACGGGCCGGGGCACGCGGAAATGGCGAACCGCATGGAACTGATGCTCGCGCCGCCGGTGCGGGAGTACCTCGACGCCAAGAAGCAGGGCCGCGACCCGGTGCCGCCGCAGGCGCAGCAGCAACTGGATCAGGCCAAGAAGATGATCGAAGGGCTGACGAAGCAGTTGGAGGTCGTCACCAAGAAGCTCCAGACCGACGAAATCAAGCAATCGGCCGAGAACGCGCGCTCGCAGTACGAGGGGCAAGTCGAGTTCCAGAGCGTCGTCGTCCGCGCCCAGGCCGAAGTCGAAAAAGCGCGGATTCAGGCCGACATGCAGGTCGAAATCCAGAAGCTCAAGATGGCGCAGGCCAATCTCGACCGCGAAGATACCCAAGCGCACGAAATGGCGATGGGCAGCGCCGATGCCGCCGTCGCCGCGCAGCAAGCGCAGCAGCAGGCGGATCTGCTGCTCGCGCAGGGCGCACAGCAGCACGCATCGGCCGTGGCGACCTCCGAGCAGGACTACACCGAGGAAGCGGAAATCGCGGCGCAACAGCAGGCCGCACAAGCCGAACAGGCAGCACAGGCGCAAGCCGCGCAGGCCGCACAACAGCAGGCATCCCCCGAGGCCACCGCATGAGTCCACGCCCGACCGATCCCGCGCCGATGCCGTCGCACGCGCCGGTGGTGGAGACAACGCTGCTCTCGCCGGCCGAAGAGGCGCAGTTTCAGCAGTGGGCGCGGGCGAACCAGATCGCTGACGCCAACGACCCGCGCAGCTACTACGACTATCGCGGCTACTGGAAGGCGATTGCGTCCCAGGGCGGCAACCAGACCGAAATCAACGCCGGGGATGGGCGGCTGCACTTCACCGACACCTACAAGCAGCATGGACATCCGACGTTTTCGGTCGAATCCCAGTATTCGCGCGGATTACAGGACGGCGGGCAGTGGCTACCCGGTGATGTGCTCATTGGTCCGCCAAAGCGGACAGGAAAGTAGGCAACCGTGGACCTCATCCAACTCGTGTTGTTGATCTGCGTGATCGGGGCGATTGTGTGGGCGTTGACGACGCTCATCCCGATGCCGCCGCAGTGGGCGCGGGCGGTCCAAGTGCTCGCGTTCGTGGTCGTGCTGCTCTACATCCTGACGCGGGTATTCAACCTACCGAACGTGCTGCGGTGAGGTGACGCTCTGGGCCTTCGTCTTCGTCATTTCCTTCGCGATTGGCTGGGTCGCGGCGGACTGGATTTTTCGGCGGCAGTAGGGCTTGGTAGGGCTTTGTCGGGTTTTATTAGGAGTTTGTCGAGTTTTCGGCGAAAAGTGTCGAGTTTTCGGCGAAAAGTGTCGTTGCAGAACGTGACACTTCGTAACACTTTTTGTTGCGCTTTTTGTTGCGCTTTTCGTTCGCTTGGAATCGCACTAATCGCACTGCGAATCGCACTCGCTTTTTTCGTTTCTTTCGTCTATTTCGTCGCGACAGCGACGTTGGAGCGCGTACGTGGCACTTGCTGACCGTCCCACCACCACCACCGATGCCGGCGGCTGGACCGAATCCCCCGACCAGCCCTCCGTCGAACCGCAGGGCCAGAACACCGAACTGCCGGCCGCGCAGGGCACCAACGGCCTCGACGCCGCCGGGCAGGCCATCGAGCCGGAAGAGGCGCACGAAGGCAACGAGCCGCCGCGCCGGCCGGACGGCCGGTTTGAGAAGAACGGGTTCCGGCGCCGGGCCGCGAGCCAGCAGGCGACCGCCGAGGATGTCCCGCGCATTCAGGAATTGACCCGCCGGCTCCGGCAGACCGAACGCGAGCGCGACGAAGCCCGCGCCGGTGGCGTGGTCCCGGCCGCGAACGGCTCGACGCCCGCACCCGCGCCGAAGCCTGCACCGGGCCAGCCCGCGCCCTCGCCCAACCCGCCGCCCACCGCGCCGTCGCGACAGGCGATCCCGCCGCCGCCGCCGCCGTTTACGCTGCGAGAACCGGAGTGGAATGACTTTGCGAACTCCCCTGACCAGGCCCGCGACTACACCAAAGCCGTCGCCCGCTATGCACAGGCCGAAGAACGGCACGAACGGGCCGTGCACTGGCACGAACAGGCGTCCGCCGGTGCCGCGCAACGTGAGGACGGCGAACTCAAGGCGCTGACGCAGGCGCACTGGGGACGCATGGCTGTGATCGGGCAAGATCCGAAGCACCAGGCGCTCGTCGCGCAGTTCCAACACGACGACCGTCCGATCACGCCCGCCGTCCTGCAAGCCGTCGTCCGCATGGGCGAGAAGAGCGCGGAGACGACGATTGCGATCCTCTCGACGCCGGGATTGCTTGAAGAACTGACGCTCGCGACTTACGATAGGCCCGCAACACCCGACCTCGTTGCACTCGTGCAACGCCGCTTGCAGTCTTTGGGGCTTTCGGCCGCTACCACCGGATCGGTCACTGCCCCGGCACCAACAAGACCAGCGCCCCGTCCGCCGAATCCGGTGCGGACCGCGCCTGAAGCACCACTGCGGGATCTCCCCGGAGACGATGCCTCAATGGCCGAGCACGCGGCGGCATTTCATCAGCCGCGCCGTTCACGCTTGCGACGGGATCGCTGACCGAGGGCCACCCGCCCAGTGGGGCGTGTGAGTGGCTATGGCGAACTACATCATCACCCCGACGTGGGTGACGAAAGACACCGCGCTCTTTTGGGACAACAGTCTCAAGCTCGTAGGCAACTTCGACCGGCAGTGGAACAAGGAGTGGAACTCCAAGCCCAAGGGGTCACAGATCGGTGACACCGTGCAGGTGCGGACGCCGCAGCGGTGGACCGTCACCGAGGGGCAGGCGCTCATCCAGCAGTCCATCCTCAACCAGACCGTCCCGCTGACGCTGAACCATCAGTACAACGTCGGCATGGGCTGGAGCAGCATCGAGGACACCCTCCAGATCGAAGAAGTGCAGGACCGCTACACGATGCCCGCCGGGGTCGCGTTGGCGAACAAGACCGACGCCGTCGCGGGCGCTGAGGTCTACCAGTCGATTTACAACGTCGTCGGCGCCCCTGGTGTCCCGCTCGTCAACAAGGACTGGACGGACGCGGTGGCGCTGCTCCAGATGACGGGCACGCCGGAAGGCTACGTCGCGGTCATCGACCCGCTCGCGCAGAGCAAGTTGCTGAACGACAACTTCGCGCTGTTCGGCAAGCAGTACCAGGAATACTTCCGCACCGGCCAGTTCTCCGCGATGGCCTTGGGCGTGGACGAGTGGTACTACGACGCCGTGCTGCCGATTCACAATTCCGGCAGCTTCGCCGCCTCGACGCCCATCGTCGCCGGCGCGAATCAGACCGGCTCCGTGCTCAACATCTCCGGCATGGGCGCGTACTCGCTGAAAAAGGGCGATGCGTTCTACATCATCGGCGCGTCGGCGCAGGGCGTGAACCCGCTCTCGTACACCTCGACCGGCTTGCCGCAGCGGTTCGTGCTGACGGCGGACATCGCGGGCACGGGCACGGCGGCGTTGCCGATCAGCCCGGCGATCATCCCCTCGGGACAGTTGCAGACGGTAACGGGCTCGCCCGCCAACGGCGCGGCGATCCAGTTCCTCGGGGCGACGGTGGCACCGGGGTCGGTGCTGACGGCGACGGCCTCGCGGCAGCAGTTCCTGTTCAACCCGGCGGCATTCGCGTTCGTGTCCGCTCCGTTGACCTCGGACCTGCCCGGTGCGCGGTCGAAGGTCGTCACCAACAAGGACATCAAGGCGTCCCTGCGGTGGGCCGAGCAGTGGAACATCCAGACCGATCAGAAGCCGTCCAGGGTGGACATCTTGATCGGCGTGGCGGCTATCGAACCCTACTTTGCCGTTCGGTTGCTGACGTAGACACGACGTATCAAGGGTCCGCGCGTCGGGAATAGGCTCGACGCGCGGATTGTTGTTCACTCCGCCATCAGGGCAAGGGGACTTCTCATGGCATGGCTGTCACAGACACTCGCGGCGGCGTTCTCCAAGGACGCCATTGAACTCACGGTCGTAGACGCCACCGGGCTTCCGCCCGTGGGTGTCTCGGGGTTGCAGAACTGGCGCGCACGCATCGACGGCGAGTGGATGCTGATCGACGGCCAGCCCTCACCGAAAGTGGTGCGGGTCAAGCGCCGGGGCGACCAGGGCACGACCGCCGTGGCGCACGACATCGCGTCCAGCATCGTGTTCTCCGGCTCGCCGTACGATCAGGTCGCACTCGCGCCTGGCGCGAGCACGTTCCCGACGTTGGGCGCACCGACCACGCGCACGATTGGTGGCGACCTCGCCATCACGGCCGATGCCGTCGCGCAGATCGGGCAGAACACCGCGTTCCTGCTGCACAAGCTGACACCGGCGGCGATCACGCTGGCGAAGCCGACGTTTGCACAGAACGGACTGGCGCTGACGTTCACGTCGGCGGCAGGCGTGGCACATGTCGTCACGTCGGCGGGCGGCGGGTTCGGCACGGGCGTCACGGGCTCGCCGGCGAGCACGGCGACGTTCGGTGCGTTCACGGGCGCGAGCTTCACGGTGGTCGCAGCCGGGGGCTTGTGGAACGTGATGTCCAACAACGGCGTCACGTTCAGCTAGGTTTTTCAACCGCCGCAGACCGAAGGGCGAGTGACCGTAGGGCGCTCCGGTCTGCGGCGCTTTTTTGAGGACAGGTATGGCAGAGCAGCACTACGACGGCCCCGCGATTCAGATCAATCCCGCGTCGGCCTACGCCGCAGAGATGCGAAAGTGGGAATCGACCTACACGATGTACGGTGCGCCCGGCCGGCCCTACGTGTACGAAGAGTATCCGCGCGAGATGTTTCTGGCCGGGCACCCGCCTGACCGTCCCGGCAAGATCGTCATCGTGGAGAGTCGCACGGTCAACAGCGACCACGAGCGGACCGCGCTGGAAGTGGACGGCTGGGAAGCGGCACAGAAGGACGCGATTCAGCGACAAAAGGACCGGGACCGCGAGATGGCTCGCGCCGCCGCCGAAACGAACTTTGCGGATCGCCGCATGTCCGAGCAGGCGCTGATCGAGAAGGCCGAAGTCGAGGACGCCACCGCCGCGCACGTCGCAGAGGTACCTCGCGCGAATCCCAAGACGGGCAAGCGCATCATCGAATAGTCGCGCTCACGGGCGCGGAGGACAGACACATGGCCGACCCAGTCACCTATCCAGCCACCGATCCATTCGCCACCACGGCTATCGAGCCAGTCGCCGCCGAGCCGGTTGCCGACACCACCGAAGTCGAAATCATCGAGTTCCCGAAGGAACTGTTCATGTTCAAGCGTCCGGTCGAGAAGCCCGTGCTCCCGTCGCCGGTGCTGGGCACGCGCACGGTCAACAGCGCCGAGGAACAGGCTGCGGCCGAAGCTGAAGGCTGGTTCGCTGACCAGGCCTCCGCCGCCGCCGCTGTCGATGCGGAGCCGGAGCCGGAGCCGGAACCCATCGTGGACGACCCGAGCTTCTAAGCCTCACGAGGCAGGTGCTCTATGGCTATCGCCGCCGCCACGTTGCTTCGGATGTCGATGCAGGACTTGGGCGTCCTGGGGGGCGGCGAAGCGGCCGAAGGGGTCCATCTCGCGGACGGGCTCCAGCGTCTCCAGATGATGATCGCGTCGTGGTCGCTCGACGCGCTCACCGTCGTCCGCACCGACCGGCTGGAGTTCCCGGTCGTCCCGACGAAGCAGTCGTACAGCATCGGCCCCGGTCTGGAGTTCGACACCGCGCGTCCGGTGGGGCAGCAGTCGGTGGTCGGCGCGGGGTTGTTGCTGATGAGCAGCACGCCGCCGGTCGAAATTCCGCGCGCCCTGCTCACCTACGACATGTGGCAGGCGGTGGCCGTGAAGCGGCTGACGAGCACGCTGTTCACGACGGTGTTCTACCGGCCGGGGTCACTGGCGCGGACTCCGCCCACCGCGCCGGTGCCGCCCACCGGCATCGACACCGGGGAAATCATCCTGTGGCCGATCCCGACACAGGCCAACCCGCTCGTGCTCTACATCGAGCGCGTCATCCCGCCGTTCGAGAACCTGACGACGCCCTACCCGATCCCTGACGGTATCGTCGCGGCGATTCAATACAACCTCACGCTCGCCATCGCGCCGATGTTTCAGGTGACACCCTCGGACGAAGCGAAACGGCAGGCGCGAGACACGTTCGCGGCGATGAAGCGGACGAATTACCAGATGGCGGACGCGGCCATTGATCCCATGTTCACGATGCAGGGTGGCGTAGGCGGCTACGACATCAACACGGGCACCATCAGGACCGTCAGGTGAGCGAGTTCACCGCGTTTGTCGGAGGAAGTTACAGGGCGCAAAGCCCTGTGACGGACAACGAAGAAACCGTGAACTGGTTCGTAGAAGCTTCCGAGTCGCCCGGTGCGACGGCGCAAGCCTCGCTCTACCCGACGCCCGGCGTCGAGCCGTTTGCGACCGCGCCCGTCATTGGTGGCCGCGCGATGTTTGCCGGCGTCACGACCTCCGACCCGATCCCGACCCAGGAAGGCCGCTGCTTCTCGGTGTTCGGGGACCGCTTCGTGGAAGTGCTCGCCAGCGGCGCGATTGTTCCACGGGGCACGGTGGCGGTCGATGCCAACCCGGCGACCATCAGCACGAACGGCTACGGCAGCGCGGACATCTCGGGGCGCGGGCAACTGCTCATCACGTCCGGCGGATTGGCCTACTGCTACGAACTCTCGACCGACGTGCTCACGCAGATTACGACGCTCTCGGCGGACGGCGTTGTTGCCACGCAGGGGGCGTGCGTCAACGGCTACTTCCTCGTGTTCGACCGCAACGCCAGCACGGTCTACATGTCGTTCCTGCTCGACGGGTCACGCTGGGATCTGTCGCAGTATTTCCAGCCGGGCATCATCACGAATCCGTGGCGGGCGATGACGGTGTCGCCGTTCGGGCAGATCGTCCTGCCCGGCGTCACCACCGGCGAAATCTGGTACAACGCGGGCACCTTCCCCATTCCCTTCGCGCCCGACCTCTCGGGCTCGCTGTCCTACGGCTGTGCCGCCACCTTCGCGCTCACCGTGGTGGGCGAAACGGTCATCTGGGTCGCCAAGACACCGGACGGCGGCATCGAAGTGGTGCAGTTGCAGGGCTACCGGCCGACGCGTATCTCGACGCACGCGCTGGAATTTGAGGCGGCGGACTATCCCCGGATCGATGACGCCATCGGGCAGTCGTACACCGAGCAGGGCCACACGTTCTACCTGCTGACGTTCCCCTCCGCGAACGTGACGTGGTGCTACGACACCAGCGGTCCCGAAGGGCGGCGGTGGCACAAGCGCGGGACGTGGATTTCCGAAGCGGGCGTGTATCACTACTTCCGGCCGGTGTTCCACGCGTTCGCCTTCGGCAAGCACCTGATGGCCGACCGCGAGACGAACGCGATCTATCACCTGTCGAACCGCTTGCCGCTCGACGTGGGCGGGCGCGTCATTCGTCGTTTGCGGCGCTCACCCACGGTGCAGAACGAGAACAAGCGCGTGGTGCTGACGTGGTTTGAACTGCTGCTGCAAACCGGCATCGGGCAGGACGCGGCGCCGTTCGGCCCGCCGCCCACGGTCATGCTCCGTATCTCGAAGGATGGCGGGCGCACCTGGGGTGACGAGCGGCAGGCGAGCGCCGGGGCGCTGGGTGCCTACATGACGCGCGTCTACTGGGCGCGCATCACACAGGGACGGCAGATCGTCTTTGAAGTGAGTGTTGCCGATAGTGTGAAAAATTGGAGAATTACAGCCGCTTACCTACGCACATCGCAAGAGGGTGCGGCATGACCGCGCTTCGGTTGCGTCAGCGTTCGCTCGACGGACCATCCGGCGCGGTCCAGTCTGGCCGCGATGGCGGCGCGAGTCAGCTTGGTGATGCGGGACCATTCAGCGAGGGTGTGCGCGGTGCCATTCAGCGTGAGCAGCCGCGACGTGCGCTTGTTGTTGGCCTGTTCTCGCTTGGTGGCCCATCGGCAGTTCTCTTTGTTGTAGGGTCCGTCGTTGTCGATGCGGTCCAGCGAATGCAGCGGCGATGGCTTCCGTCCCATGTCGGCCAAGAAGCGGGCATAACTGTTTCGCCACTCCGGCGCGATTTGGATACCTCGCCCCCCGTAGTATTTGAACGATTTGACGTTCGGGTTCAGACATCGGTTGATGGCGTGTTGCCACGCGCGGTGCTCAGGAGATCCGCTGTCTCCGTGCGTTCGCCTTGGCGGCTTTCTTCTGTTCTGTGCTCGAAGTCGAATGCTGGCTGTTTCGTTTTTCAGGCACCCGCAAGAGCGACTCTCCATCCTCGCGAGATGCGAAGCCCTGAAAGTTCGAGTGCTGCCGCAGTCGCATCGGCATTCGCACAGCGTGTGCGTGTCGCCATCGATTACCCGCAGAACAACAAGACGGCTGAACCGCTCTCCTATCCTTACGCCAATCTTGGGCGATCCCACGGTATGCAACATACCACGGCTGGGCAGGTGGCCTGATGCCGCTGACACCCGGACTCGTCCAGACGGAACTGGTCGATGAGGACCGCTTCGTCACCATGCCCTGGCAGGTGTTCCTGCGCGACCAGCAGGCAGCGCAAGCCAAGGTGCCGGTGCGCGAGCAGGTTGTCCAAGTGCCGCCGGCGTCGGCCGCGATTCCGGTCACGTCGATTGCGACCAACCCGCTCCCGTCAGGGCTCTACCGTGTGACCGCTGCGGTGCGAATCACGACGCCCGCGAGCGCGTCCTCGTCGGTGTCGGTGACGCTGCACTGGGTCGATGGCGATACGGACTCGGGCGTGGTGTGCTCGCTCGTGCTCGTGCCGGCGGTGACGGGGAATCTGATTACGTCGGTCGGGACGGGTACGGCGATGATTCACAGCGGCGCGGCGGTGCCGATCAGTTATTCGACGGCATACGCCTCGTCTGCGGCAGGGATGAAATACGCGCTTCATTTAACACTGGAAGCGTTGGGGGGACAGTAAGGCATGGCAACCACGTCTGCGTTCCAGAAGAATCTTGGCCGCTCAGCGTTGGCCTACGGCGGCATGGAGCCGCCACGCGCCACGCGGGACGCACGCGGCAAGCCCATCTCCCAGCACGACTGGGTGCCGGCGGCTGGCCCGTGGCAGAACGACCCGGAACTGCAACGACTGCTCGCGCTCCCGGCCACGCGCAGCGGTGCGGGCCGAGGGGCGATCAACGGCAAGCAGATGCACGCGGTCAATCCCGAAGTGCGGCGCTATGTCGATGCGAACCGGACACGGCTGGGGATTCCCAACAACTACTTCCCGGCGGCGAACGGGCAACTGTTTGACCCGGCGCAGAACTCGCTGCGCGATGCCGCGATTACGACCGGCGTCATTGCGGGCGGTGCGCTCACCGCCGGTGCCTTGACGGGGGCATTTGCCGGCGCTGGCGGTGCGGCTGGCGGTGCCGGTGGCGCAGCGGGTGGCGCGGCAGGTGGTGCAGGCGGGACCGCTGCCACGACCGCCGGTGGCGTGCTGCCAGCGTCGTTTTCGATCCCCGCAGGCGCGTATCCGGCCGGGGTCACGAGCGGCATCTATGGCACCAGTTCGGCGGCGCTCCCGGCGCTCGCCACCGCAGCGTCACCGGGCGCGAACGCGATGCCCGTGTCGGCCAGGGTCGCATCGGCCCCGCTCCATTTCGCGGACACGACGAGCGTGACGGCTCCGCTCCTTGGCGATGCCGCGCCCTCGGCGCTGACGAATTTGGCGTGGACCGGGGCCGGTGCGGCTGGACCGACTGCCGCGATGCTGGCTGGGCCAAGTGGGAACACGCCACAGACGCCGTCGCGTCAGGCGGACAGTCAGCAGCAACAGCAGCAGGACGGCAGCAACAAAGACACCGGCAAGGGCTTCACGTTGCCGTTCGGTATCACCGGCAAGGACTTGGCCGGGTATGGCCTTGGCGCGTTCAACAACTACATGAACAACCGCAACGCCAACGACATCGCGGAGCAAAACGCCGGCCTGACGCGCGAGCAGATCGCGGCACGGGCGGCAGCGGACAAGGCCGCGCTCGACTTCTCGATTCGCGCGTACGAGGAACAGAACGCGCTGGAGAAGGCGCGCTACGAAGCGAACGAAGCGCGGCGCGTGCCGTATCGCCGGGCCTCGCTCGACACCCTTGGCGAGTTCCGCCGTCTGTTGGGACTGGGAGACTAATCATGGCAGGCCGCGCATCGAAGCCCTCTACGTCGCGCAACGACGACGAACTGATTGACGACGAACTCCAGCCTGTCGATCCGCCACCGGTCGGTCCCGAGGAACTCCCCGACAGCGGTGATGTCGGGCGTGTGCCCGGTGCGTCCTACGACATCAACAATCCGTCTGGTGCCATCAACGTCAAGAACCCGACCGGCGATCCGAGCCTGCCGTTCGTGCAGGAAGGGGAGACGGGCGGCTATCTCGCGGGGAAGGGCGTGACCATCGGCGCGGGCACGAGTCAGACGCAGGCCGATGTCGATGCCGCGCTTGCCAACGCTCGTGCGCTGGGCATCCCCGAGGACTTCATCGCGCAGTTCATCAGCGAGAACGGCTGGCGGGACGCGCACCGGCTCGAAGAGGGGTACTTCAGCGATGCCGGCGTCGAGGACACGCGCCTTGGCGGCGCTGGCGGCGGTGGCGGCAGGAGCAGTGGCGGGGGCAGCGGAAGCGGCTACAACGGGCCGTTTGCGCCACCGCCGACCTCCGCCGGCTGGATGCCGACCTACACCGCGCCCGTCTTTACGCCACCGGCCGCGCTCGACATCCCATCGTGGAAAGAGCCAGCCGCATTCACCTACGCCGATTTCGAGCGGCCGACACTGGAGCAGGCTCGCCAAGAACCAGGCTTCGCTTTTGCGATGGAGCAGGGCAGTAAGGCGCTGGAGAACAGCGCCGCGTCCAAGGGGCTGCTCCGCACCGGTGGCACGGCCAAGGAACTGATCGGCTTCGGGCAGAAACTGGGCGAGCAGAACTACGGCAACGTGTTCAACCGCGAGTCGGATGTCTACAAACTCAACCGTGACAACGCCGCCGACATCTACACCACCAAATACGGCGCGGCCAAGGATGCCTACAAGTACGGGGTGGAGGAACTCAAAGGTGAATACGACAGCCTCTACGAGACGGCGCAGGACGACTACGATGCCCGCGCACACGGCGCCGAGGCCGAATACAAGCCGAAGCAGCAAGAGGCCGAACTGAACTTCAAGGCCGCAATGGATCAGTGGCTCGAAAAGATGCGAATCGCGGGCCTCATTGAAGCGGACTCCGACTAATGCCATCCCCACCGCTCACGTCACCGTACGCCCCGAATCATCTCAACGAGGCATTCAAGATCGCGGACCTGATTCGGCAGCAGGGCTACACCGCCGCCGACCGGCCTGAAGTCGTGCGCCGTCCGGGCGCCGGCATGATTGCGGCCGACCTTGTCATTGGCGCGGGCAGCATGGCGATGAACGCCATCGAGCGCCGGGACCAAAAGCGCAAGATTCTGGCCGAGAACCAGAAGATTGCGGACGCGATGGCGTCAGGCGAAGAACTGAACCTGCCGGAGCTTGTCCGCACGCTGGGACTGGAACGCGCCAAAGAGATTGTGCCCATGGTCGAGGCGAGTCTCGCGCGACGGCAGGCGCTGGAGGACCGGCGGCTGGCCGCGAGCGAGAAGGCCAACGAGAAAGGCATGTGGCAAATGTCAATGGACGCGCTCGCCCAGCCGGGCGCGGACAAATACAAGATCCAGCAACAGTACGCGGGGCAGACCGGCAAGACGCTCCCGCTCAAGGACTTGTTGCCCGATCCCAAGGAAGCGCGGGACTTGAAGGACGAGGAGGAACTGGCGGCGCACGTCGAGGCGATCAATGGCGGGGCCAACGCGGAGGCGATGAACCGGAACCTGCTGGCGAGGACCGGGGGCCGTGTGTCGATCCCGGTGAACATGATGCCGAAGGTACCGGAGCCTGTGAAGCCGGCGGCTCGCGGGTCGTTTGAGGACTACGTCAACCGCTACGCAAAGGCGCGCGATCTGGACCCCGACAACCTCTCCGACAAACACATCGAAGAGGCGCGGAAGCTCTACAACCAGGCCGACGACCGCCCGAACATCACCGTCAATACTCCGTCGCCCTATCAGGAATTTGGGATGACCGAGCGGCTCGCGGGGGCGTGGACGAAAGCGAATGCCCCGGTAAAAGAGATGGATCGCCAACTCCGCATCATGCGGACGGGGTTGGAGCAATTCACCACCGGCAAGGACACGGTCGGCGGGTCGCAGGCCGTCATCAACACGATCAGCAAGATGCTCGATGCGGAATCGGTCGTGCGCGAAGCGGAGTATCTCCGCACCTTTGAGGGGCAGTCGTGGCTGAATCGGATCCGGGGCTTCATTGACACCGCCAAGTCGGGCGGCGCGAACGTCGATCCCAGCGTGCTCAAGGGACTGGTGGAGAGTTCCGAGGGATTCCTGTCGGCCATGAAAAGCTACAACGCTGGGACACGGCGACGGATTGAATCGCAGGCCAAGAAGTACAACCTGGACCCGGCGAACATCTTCGATGACCTGCTCATCGGGGATGGAACCGGCGGCGGGACTGGCGATGGCGCAGGGGGCACCGGCGGCACGGGCGGTGGCACCGGCGGCACGGGTGGCGCGGGGGGCGGCACAGGTGGTGGCGCAGGCACCACGCCAGCGGCGGGCGGGCCACCACGAAGCGGTGCCATTCTCGGCATCACCAGAAAGTAGCAGGCGATGCAAGAGCAGCTATACACCGTCAAATTCGTCGGCGGCAAAGAGCTTGAGGTCAAGACCGATGGGCCACCGCCGACCGAAGAGGCCATTCGCGACTACATCAAGGCGAACCCGTCCGTCCTGAAGCCACGAAACCTGACAGAAGGGTTGGCCGAAGCACGAGCGGCACAAGCCGCCGGGATGCAGATGCAGGGCGAATTTATGGGCGACGTGCTCGCCGGTGGGTCGCGGACACTGGGCCGACAAGCCCTGCGTGGCGTCGATACCGTGCGCGGCCTGTTCGGCTACGACCCTATCAAGCAGAACTATCCCAACGTCATGGCGCCAGAAACCACCGGCGGTGGCAAGGCGGGTGAATTTCTCACCGAGGCGCTGGAATACATCATCCCGGCCGGCGCGGCGGCACGCGGCACGGCGGCAGTCGCCCGACTCGCCCCGGCGGCGTATCGCGGACTCGTGACGGTTGGCGGGGGCGCACTCGCGCAGGGCGCGACGGCGGGCGGTGTCGCCGCCGGACAGGGGCACGACTGGAAACTGCCGGCTGCGCTGGGCGCTGGCGGCACGCTCGCGGTGGAAGGTGCCATCGCGGCGGCGCCGACCGTGGCGAAGTTTGGTCGCCAGATGGTGCGGTCGGAACTGCAACCGACGCTCGCCTCGATGAAAGTGCAGCCGGGGGCGAGTTGGAGGGGCATCGACAAAGTCGCCAACGACATCACCGACTTCATCATCAAGAACCGCCTGATGTCGCCAGAGGCGGCGAACAAGATGGTAGTGGCGGCTGAACAGGAAGTGCAGAGCATCGTGCAACAGGCGACCGCCAAGGGCGTCACGGTGCCCGCCCCGCAAGTCACGCTGCTGCGGCTCCAGCGCCTCCGCAACATGGCGGCGAAAGCCTCTGGCAAGTCGGACACCGTGGATCAGATCGACCGCGCGATTGCGGACTACATGGCGCGGTCGCCGCTCACGGAGGATGTCACCCAACAGGTCGTGCAGCAGACGCCGCTGGGCACGCGCATGGCTGGCGGGCCACCGACACAGACCGTCACTGTCACCGGGCGGCAACCCCGCACCGATGTCACGCCAACGGAAGCCTTGGAAGGGGCGCGGTTGGACGCGCGGTTCAAGACCGGGGGCCAGCATGGCGAGTTCAAGCCCGCGACGATGGAAATCGAGAAAGCCTACGAAATCGGCCAGCGCAATGCGCTGAAGGGCACGTTGCCCGACGTGCGTGCGCCGCTCAAGACGGAGGGCAACGCCATCGCGGCGCGCAACATGCTGGAGCGGGCAGAATTTCGCGGGAACAACCTTGATCCTGGCCTTGGCCCGGTCGATGCGATGACCGCCGCCATTGAAGTCGGCACGGGGCATGTGCCGGTGATCTCGTTCACCCGCGCCTTGATTCGGAACAACAAACTCCGGCTGGGGATCTACGCCGACGACATGGCCCGCGCCCTCAAGAACAACGACGCGCAGGCCACCGCCCGCATCCTGCAAAAACTTGGGGTGGCGATCCCGAGTGCGGGCCAAGCGCACACGCTGCAAGACTACGGCATCACGGTTAAGGACTTAGTCGGCGGTAGCCCGCAATAGGCATCCATTGTCTCTATACAGCCTCAGTCCCCAACCCTGGCTCATCTTCCTCGATGACGACGGGCACATCATCCCGAACGGGCAGCTTGCCATCTACGCGGCGGGCACGACGACCCGCGAGCCGGTCTACGCCGACGCGAACGGCACCGCACATCCCTGGCCCATCACCCTCGATGGCGACGGGCGGGTGCCGGGTGGCCTGTACCTCAGTCCGGGGCTCTCGTACAAGTTCGTCCTGCACGAGCCGCAGATTGAGGCACCGCTTGACGGCGCGATTATCAAGACGCAGGACCACGTCATCGCGGGCGGCGGCACGCTCACCATCACCGGCAGCGTGCCGAGTGCGCCGAACCTGCCGCCGACCGGCGACCCCGGCGATGCCTATATCACGACCGACAACGGGCACCTCTGGATTTGGGACGAGGCCCAAGGCATCTGGGTAGACGCCGGGCCGGTGCAAGGGCCGATGGGTGCGACCGGGCCGGAAGGTCCGCAGGGCGCGCAAGGTCCGCTGGGACCGCCGGGACCGGAAGGACCAGGAGGCCCGCAAGGCCCGCCGGGCATTCAGGGGCCCGAGGGCCCCGAAGGGCCGCAGGGCGACACCGGACCGCAAGGGCCGATCGGGCCGGTCAATAGCGGCCCGGTGCCCTATCTCGACCTGACCGAAAACCCGACCGTGCTCGACCCAGCGGTGGACATCGCCCGGCTGTTCGCACTCGACCAGAACGGCTACAGCGTGGTCGAGGTCCGCGACTCCAACGCGAACGTCGTGCGGCTCGCCTCCGACAACGTCGTCATCTCCAAAGTGGTCGAACCGGCGGGCGTGGCGCGCGGGCAGGTCGTCTACATCTCGGGCGCGGCCGGGGCGAATCCGCTCGTCCGGCTCGCCAAGTCCGACAACATCAACACGATGCCGGGGATCGGCGTGGCGCTCGATCCGGGGGCGAACAACGCGTTCATTCGCGTGCTGACGGTCGGCACGATTCAACTCATCAACACGGCTGGGTTCGCGGAAGGCGCTTCGCTGTTTGTGTCGCCCACGATTGCGGGCGACTTCACGACGACGTTCCCGGTCGCCCCGGCGTTCGCGCAGCGGATCGGGTTCGTCACGCGCAGCCACGCCACGCAGGGCGAGATTCTCGTGATGACGACGGGCGTCGATGGCCCGCCGCGCCTGCACGCGCCGACGCACGCCGCAGGCGGGACGGATGCGCTCAGCGTCGTCTCGCTGGCGGGCTATCCGGGCGGCGCGACGACGTTCCTCCGCGCCGATGCGACGTTCGCGATCCCGGCGGGCGGCGGGGGTGGGTCGCTGCCGACCGATGCACTGGGGAAGGTGCTGATTTCGCAAGGCGCGGGCGTCGATCCGGTGTTCAGCCATACGCCGCTGCTGGAGGGGGCGCAGCCAAGTCTCACGCTTCGTGACGCAGGCGGTCCGCCCAACAACCGTGGGTGGATCGTCAGGACCGAGATCGGAGACGGGGTTGACCGCCTCGTGTTCCGTGCCGTCAACGATGCCGGTGTACCGTATGCGTCCTATTTTTTACTCACTCCGTTCGGCGGCGGGTTTCAGTCCAGCGGGAACGGGTCGATTGAGGGGAAGCTGGGCTCTAGTCAGCAAATCCTCACTAATAGATATTTTGAGGCGCTAGAGCAGCCGCTCGCCGGACTGCCGCCCCCGGACTACGGGGTCGGTGCCCTCGCCAACATCAGCGACAGCAACACCGCCGTGCTGGGCGCAGTGATCGCGGGCGGCGGCACCAACCATGTGCTCGCGCGCTACGACGGCGCGGCGTGGCGCGTGGTCGCGGGCGTCGGCGTGACGAGTGGGGCACCCGCGCTGCACGCGCCAACGCACAACACGGGCGGGAGCGATCCGATCACCGCACTGGCGGGCGGCGTCATCACGACCGGCACGGTCCCCGACGCGCGGCTGTCGAGCAACGTCGCGCTCAAGAACATCGATAACGTCTTCGTCGCGCAGACGCTGGCCGATGGCACGGTCATTCGGGGGCCGAATAGCTGGCTGAATTTTTTGTCAACCGGCTCGGGCCTGAACCTGAAACTGTGGAGGATGATCAACTACACCGACGGAAATTTCAGCCTTGAAGCGATGACGGACGATGCCCAAGGCTATGTCGCCCGATTCTTTTTCTACCGGGACAACTCCTTCTTGGCCGCCGGTGGGTTGGGCGCCACGCCGCTCAACGCCTCGCAACTGACGAGCGGCCTCGTGCCGGATGCGCGGCTGTCTACAAACATTCCCCGGCTCGACGCGCAGAACTATTTCACCGGCGCCGCGCAAGTGCTGAGCGCCGCCAACCCGAGTATCTATTTCTACGACGCCACGCAGGGGCCGAATCAGAAATGGTACCGGATGTGGGAGGCCGGGGGCATTTTCCAAATCAACGCGACCGACGATGTTGGGTCGCCCGGCACGCCGTGGAACCTGAATCGCGAAGGCGTCGTATCGGCGTCCGGCCAGCCCCGCACGTATGCCGTCAGGACCACGCCCGTTTCGATTGCCGTGGGGACGCCGTACATCTTTGTCTTTGAGTCGGCGGGCTACAACGTCGGGAACTGCTGGAGCGCGGGCACGGCGCATGTGTTTTTCGCAAACGTCGCGGGCCTCTACACCATGACGGCCGAGGTGAATTTTGCCAACAACGATACTGGACGCCGGTTAGCTCGCTTTATGCACACCAGCGGGATCTATTTCGGCACGCAGCAGATACAGGCCGTTGTCGGCGCGGGCACCGCCATGACCATCTCCGCGCAATACCAGATGGCGGCGGGCGAGTGGATTCTCTTGGAAGTCACGCAGTTTGGCAGCGCGGCGATCACCGTCAACGGCTCCATGCGCTGGGTGAAGGTCGCCTAATGGCTCTCGTCATTGCGCCGCAGCCGTGGCTGATTTTTCTCGATGACCTCGGGGCGCTCGTCCCGAACGGCCAACTGGCGATCTACGCCGCCGGGACGACCACGCCCGCCACCGTCTACGCCGACAGCGCGGGCACCGCGCACCCGTGGCCGATCACGCTCGACGGCGCGGGACGCGTGCCCGGCGGGCTCTACCTTGACGCTGGGATCGCGTACAAGGTCGTCCTGCACGCGCCGAAGATCGGCAGCGTCAACCTGACCGGCGCGATCATCAAGTCGCAAGACAACGTCTTTGACGACGGCGGCACCGGCGGCACGGTGCCCAACCACGCGCCGACGCACAACGCGGGCGGCAGCGATCCGATCACCGCGCTCGACGCGGCGGTGCTCACCCAGGGCACCATCCCTGACGCGCGGCTGTCGGTGAACGTGCTGAAGCACGCGGCGGGCTATCCGGGCAACACGACGAATTTTCTGCGGGCCGATGGCGCGTTCGCCGTGCCGCCCGGCAGTGCGGGCTTCGTGCCGCCGCTGCAACAGGTCGGCAACGTCATCGCGAACACCACGGCGGACGGGGCCGATACCGGCTACACCGGAATCGCTGGCGGCGGCGGCGCAGGGCAGACGCGCGGCGCGGTCGTCAACGTCTTGGGGAACGAGCACCCGACCAACCCCGGCGAAGTGCACATCGGCATGGGACCGAACGGCCATCTGTATCTGTTCAACGACGGCGGCGCTATCGTCGCGCAGGTGGACGGGGCTGGGAATCTCATCGTCTCTGGCGTGGCGGGCAACGTCGCGCTCAAAACGGTGATGAATCTCTTTACGGCCAGTCAGGTCTTGTCGCTCGCCAGTCCGTATTGGCTATGGAGCGACACTGGCGGCGCGGTGGACGCGAAGAACTGGCGGCTGCTCGCGCAGAGCGGCGTGCTCTACGTGCAGGCGCTCAACGACGCGCAGAACGTCAGCCAAGCGTTGTTTGCCTTCGACCGGGCGGGCAACTTCAGCCTGCCCGGCCAGCTCACGGCCCAAGGGCAACCCACCGCCTTTGTCGCCATGAACACGCCCGGCGCGGTGCCGATTGGGTCGATCTTTACGTTCACCTTCGACACCATCGGCTACAGCGTGGGCAATACGTGGAGCGCGGGCAACCCGACGATCTTCTACGCGCACACCGCCGGCACCTATGCGATCACGGCCGAAATCGTGTGGTCGTACAGCAATGTCGGCACGCGGATGATCCGCTTCCTGCGGAACAGCGCGGTGCCGTTTGGCTTGACCGTCGTCAACACCACGCGCGACGAGCAGACGTGTCAGGTGACGACCTCACAGACGTACATGAACGCCGGCGATTACATCCAACTTCAGGTCAAGCACAACTCGGATGTGCCGCTCAGCGTGTCCGGCTCGATGCGCTGGGTGAAGATCGGGTGATCCTCGCGGTCGTCGTGCTGATCGTGTATGTCGCGCTGATGCTGTGGCTCGCGCCACCGTTCGCCTAGCCGACGAGCCGCTCGACCACCACCGCCAGCACATAGCCCGCGCCGATCAGCAGCAGCGCATAGGCCGTCGCGAACCACGCGGCTTGCCAGAGCGACTGGCCCGGCAGCGGCGCGTCGGCCAGGAGGCCGCGCAAGCGGTCAAGGCGCGTGTAGGGGTCGTCGTAGGCAGTCATCGCCTCACGCCTTCTCGGGTAATGGCCCGACGAGAATCGGCGGCGGCGTCGGGAACTCGCGGTCCCGGTGCCGCCACAAGTGCAGGACGGCGGCGTGCGCGTTCACGTATTCGCTCTTGCGTGGATGGAACTGCACGACTACGTCCTCATCGTCCCAGCAGAGATGCTTCACGTAGGCCATCTCGGTCCACGTTGGAATCCGCACCTTCTTCCGCTCGCGTTCGCGGGCGCTGACGCTGACATGCTCCCAGCCACGCATCTCCGGCGCGACCTCGGGATCGGGATTGGTGCCGTCGTCACAGATCAGGAGCAGCCACCGTTCACCCTCCACGGGCGGCAAGAGAAACGCGCCGAAGTTCCCGACCCCAGGCAGTGAGCGCAGGGGGCCGGTGGTCAGTCGATAGGGTTCAGGGACGCGAAACATGGCTAGAAGGGTGCCTTTTCTCTTTTTCGCCGTCCAGCGTCCGCGACGGCATGACACGGCTTACAGAGCCACACGATCAACATCGGCAAGTCGTAGTCTGGGTGATGACGCTCAAGGCGCTTCGCTAGTCCGCACATCTGGCAACAAGCAGGAGCCTTTCGGTGGCGCCGCTGCGCCATGAGATACACCCTGTTTCGGCCGGGGTGTTTCCGGCGGTATTCCCTAGCCCTCCTGATGTTGCCTGCCCGCCTGTGCGGTAGCTTGGATCTGGCGCGGTCGTAAGCGCGGACCTCGTCTATCCTCGCGAGCCGATTCGCGGTGACATCGGCTCGCGTGCAGTCTTTACACTTTCCCAGGTGCCCGTCCCCCATCATCGGGTGTCGATAGAACTCAGTCAGTCGCTTTTTTCGGCCGCACTTGAAGCACGCCTTCTTCATCCGTTCTAGCTTAGAACGGATACGGCCGAATGTAACGCGCCGAGTGCCGGGACAATGAACCCGATCACCCAACTAAACGGGATGTCATTGTCGTCACCGAAGGGTTCCGGCACATGGCGCGTCGGCACATGGCCGTCGCGAATACGGACAGCCCATCCCCGTGCGCGGCTCGCGTCCAAGCGGTTATACCGCGCCTTCTTGACGGACTCGGCATCGCCCGCCGCCTCGTTCTGGTTCGCGAAGTAGTCCAGCCGTGACGCGACAAGGTCGAGATACTCAGCCGGGCACTCGCTGAAGCGCCGCCCTTGCATCGACGGGCCGGTCCAGTCGCGCGGGGACTTGGCCCGCACCTCGGGGTCGCCATGATCCGAGTCGAGGTCTTTATCGCTCGCCTCGCGCGGCGGGTCAGGGCGTGGCCCGCGAGGCACAGCGGATGGACCATTCCCGGCCCGCGCAAACGGCGGTCGCGCCGCCGGTGTCGAAGGGCCGTGCCCGGCACGCGCGGCCATCGCGATGAGCGTGTCGAGCTTCGTGCTGATGTCGCGCAGGACGGCGAGGGCGTCGTCTCCAGATGCCATGGGGCTCTCCTTTTATCGGTCAACGACATTGACGGTATGTGTCGGGACACGCAGTGGCCGGTCGGCCGGCCCTTTGACGAACGGGTGGATGTAGATCAGCCGCCGCTCGTCCTTGTAGGGCTGTAGACGCCAATGGCCGTTGACGACCCAGCGGCACGACCACTCGACCGGCTCCGCGTTCGGGTCGCGCGGGCCGTGCGGCTCCGACTCCAGCCGACGTAGCTCGACAATCTTCACGTTGCTGGCGACCGGGGTGTCGAACTCGCGCGACAAGGCGCGGCGCCGATGCCGCTCGACGTGCCCGTCGCTCGTCACCAGGATGCGCTGGCGCAGCCATGCCGCTGCGGCAATGACGAATTGCGTCACCTCGAAACCCCGGCGCATCCGGAACCTGTCATCGTCCGACAGCCCGACGACTTCCGCGTCGGCGCGGAGCGTGGCGAGGGTGGCCTCCTGAGGCACCGCGTAGACCGATGTCGGCATTAGGACCGCCCCAGTCCTGTCTGAAGGGCGCACGAAGCGGAGAACGATGACGGCGAGTCGCTCTGTGGGCGACTCTGCGGGGCCGATCACCAATGCCCCAATCTCCCGACCCACCCTCGGCAACAACTCGCCTGGCAGCGCCAGTGGCAGCGGCACTTCGAACCACCAGAAGCCCACGCGGCCGGGCAAGTCCCCCACGCGGAGTGTTGAGGACTCTGGCACCGACAGCGCGGCGGCTTGCACGGCCGCGCTCGACTCGCCACTCCAGCAGTAGGTATCCGCCCACGGCAGGAAGTGGGCGGCACCCTCAGCGGCCAAGCGCAGACCCGCCGGCGCATCGTCCCTGCCCAAGACCAGGTGCGCGAAGCGCAGTACCGCAAACTGCTTCTCCAGCGCGGTCATCCACGGTTGGACGCTCACATGGCTCTCATTTCAGGGCAGGGTGTCGAAGTAGTCAGGGCCATGCGGGTGCTCAGGTTCGGGCTCGGGCTCAGGTTCCCCGCGCCGCGCCCGCGCCTTCGTGCAGGTGGCGCAGGTGCAATCGCAGTCGCGGTCCAAGCACATCACGCAGTCGGCCGTTTGGTAGCGCCTCACGGGTACGCTCCGTTATAGCCGCGCAGGCCCACCAGGAGCCGCACGACGCCCCAGCCCAGCCCGCCCACGAGAGCGAGCATGAAGCCGAGGGTGACGAGCACGGCGACCATCTCGACCACGCGCAGCAGCCCCCAGCCGCCCCACCGCGCCCGTTCCGGCCGGGTCATAGCCGCCATCCCGTCACGAGTGGCACGACGACCACGACCACGGCCGGTATGTGCAGCGCCACGCGCCCGGCGGACACGGGCGCGAGTATCGGGACGGCGGCGGGCCAGCCCTCGCCGGTCATACGTCGTCTCGCGCCTCATGGAGTGCGCGAATGAGCGCGGCGTCGAGCGCCTCGATGCGCCGGTCAATGTCTCGGAGGTGCGTCAGGGTATCGCCCGACACGCGAATGCGCTCCGCTTTCAGGTCCGCGAGCGCCTGCTTCGCGGCCTCAACCAAGATGGAATCAGCCATTTCGCCGCACAGTATCGCTTACGTGCGTCCATGTTCGGCCGTGACTGTCATTCAATCTCTCCTGGCTCGTACAGTCCATGCACGACATCTGGGAAAACCAATCTTGCCAACTTCACCGATGCCCTTGCGACCATCATGTCCATTGGCGACGACTTCCACCCGCTGCCGTCCTTTACCAAGCCTGCGGCGCGGGCCTCGTCCATCGAAAAACTGAGGCTGATCTCAGGATCGTCGCCACGCTTTGTAGCGAACGTTGCACGCTCTGGCGTGCGCTCTGTGCAGCGGAAATATTTCGCCAATCCAGAACGCAACACGAGCGCCCGAATCGCATCGGCCGCGAGCACGGGCTTCCCAGAAATTACGTGAAAGGCACGAAGTGAGTGCATCGCGGACATCCCCAACTCGCGGCCCGCCATGATCGTCATGAGCACACCCTGTGCTGTGCCGTACGCGCCGTAGAGCCGCGACTCAAACGCATACTTCGCCAACGTCGTCGCCTCACTCATCGACACTGGCTCCAACTGCCGGGTGTACTCCGCGTCGATCACTTGCGGCACTGGCGCCTTGGACAGCGAGCGGAACGCCTCGGCCAACTGAGCAGCCCCACGCGCAGGCTCCGGCGCAGGCGCGGCAGGTATTGGCTCCACAGGATCGGGCGCTGGCTTGTGCTCCACGACGGGCCTGACGGGTGCGGTGGGATCGGGCGGCTTGACTGCGTCCACCACAGCCGGTGGCGCGTCGATCACTCGCCGCGCCTTGCGTGGCTTGGCTGGCGCGGCCGGGGGCAGTTCCACCCGTGGCGTGCCCAGCGTCGGCTCATGCACGGCCGGGGGCGGCTCCACGACAGGCGCGGGCGACGGCAGACCGGTCGGCGTGTCGGCAGCAAACGGACTCTCTTCTTCGTCCAGATCGAACATCGGCACCTGTCGCTCCACGGCAATCTCCTGAAACGGGATCGGAAGGTCCGCGCGCAGGCGGACCAGATTCTTCACGTCATCGACGCGCGAGAGAAACGTCCCGAGCGATGCCTGAATGCCCGGCGTGAACTGATCGGGCTTGGCGCTCCACGCCGCGTAGATGCCGTCGAGCGACCCGTAGGCACTCAGCAGCTTTTCCGCCGTCACCGGGCCAATCTTGTCCGCGCCCTTGATGTTGTCGGACGCATCGCCCACCAGGCACAAGTAGTCGTGAATCTGCTCCGGCGTGACCTTGAACTTGGCCTTGACCACCGCCGCGTCGATCACGCTGCCGTCCTTCAGCGACTTCAGCGTGACGCGGTCATTCACGAGCGCCAGCAGATCCTTGTCGGCACTCACGATCTGCACGGTCGCACCGGGCACCTGGAGCGCCCGTGCGGCGGCAGAGGCA